AAAGGCATACAAAGGAAAGAGATTCAATTATGAAAAATTAAAATTAGAATATTGGGTTCAAAAAATACATAATACAAAACCGACGGTCTAAAAATATGGTGACCAAGGTCGATTATAGAGCAAAAAATAGCGGTATCTCGAAAAATAATAGCCATCATCATAACCGTAATCATAATAATGATAATGGTAATGGCGTCGACTACGGTGGTGATGTCTGCGGTGGCTGCTGCTGTGGTGCGAAGAAGATGAATCGCTTGAACTGGACGAACGTGATGACATTCTATATAATATTATAGATAATAAATAACAAAAATAATATAATTTATCTAAATCGTTACGTATAATGGTGTGGTAATTACAAGTATTAAGTAAAATACTTGTAATTGTTAGTTACAACAAATTCTTTTTGGTTCTATTTTTGCGATGTTTTCGTGTTCCGCCCCGCGGAACGAGCCGAATCATATTTTCGACACCTCTTTTGTGAAAACTTTTGATTTGAATGTCACTATAGTTTACGGTATCTTTTACAAATCCCATGTTACCGTAAAATGACGATAAATTTACCAAAGATTCGAGTTTTATTGTAGTTGCGCCCATTACGGTAGCATATTCGAACAATTTATGTATACTTTGGCTGCCGTATTTGTGTGGAGAACAAACCAGAATCAAATGTAGAGAAAGATTCGATTCGAGTTCAATTATCATGAAAGAAAGAATTTTATGGTTGGTTTCATCGTATGCATAAATAATGGTTTCGGAATTTGGTGTAATATCAATATCCGAATCCGAATCGCTTGATTCAAACTCATTCGGATTGCTATGCAATCCTACTGAGTTCAATCGCTGACCTTCGGATTGCTCCGCAATCCTACGGCGAGCTCCAAAAGACGACAATGAGTTTGTTTCCGAATATTTTGGTTCTGGATTGATGAACCGTAATATATAATCTTTGTTCACTTTTTCTTTACAAAAAGTGAGTAATCCATCGCTATTTTGGCTATTTTCGGAGTATTGTTTATTTATGGTTTCCGCCAAATCACTTCTCGAATGAGCACTGCGTTTGAGTCCAATACTTTCCCAAACGTTCTTTTTATTTTTATACTGTATAGCTAATGTATCGAATCCGGGCAAAATGTAAAATGTGATGTTATTAGATGGTGTAAAATCGGACATTGTATAGTATATCCCCATACATTTATTATTGTTCTCGAATATCAATATTTTGATGGAAATACTTGTTAGTTACAATGTATCGAATCCGGGCAAAATAAATATGTTGATTCAAGAGGTTGTCCGTTCTTATACAAATTATAACGAATAAAATCCCAATTTTCGGTCATAGTCAAATTATAAGTATCCGAAAAATGAACGAATGTGAATGTCGCAGAACCGTGAACAAACAATAAATCTTTTCGGGGAATTTTCGATAATTTGACATATCTCTCGTCGTTTTTCGGAATTTGGTTTATATATTTTCCATTTCTGTCTTTTAAGATAGTTCCGTCGAAAGACAGAATAATGTTTACGACTTCAATTGGCAAACTTTTGGATAATCCTTGGAACATTTTTTTATTCTATATAACATAATGCGATATTTTTATATGATATTCGAGAACATTTTGTGAATGTTCTCGAATAATCATATTTTTACAGTAATAATAAAATATTATTTATTATATTGTAATTTAATATTGTAATATACTGGAGCGATTATGAGCGTAATATGGGTTGAATAATTAAATTCTCGAAATTTAGTATGAGTTTATACTATATACATGTGGTGTTCTTGTTTTAAACCAAGTGTTTTGGATATAGCCATAGCGGAGCACCTCGCACATTGTGGTAGAGACGAGCGAATTAACTCAGCACACGCAAGTCGAAATAACTCTATTGAAATAGAACAAACATCTCGGTTCATCAAGCACCTTCTGCAACCGCCGGAGTTAAGTCGCTCGCATTCGACCGGAGATACGGCTCGCTCCACAATAAGTCTGGAATTATCTCCCGCCATTTTACCGATATTAATGCCGTTGATTTCAAACCAGGAATTAGCGCCCATAATTATACCAACGTTGTTGCCATTGATTGCAACACTTCCAGAATTAGTACCCGTCGTTTTACCGACATTACTACCACTGATAAAAATTCACCCGGAATTAGCGCCAGCCATTTTACAAACATTAATACCATTGATGTCCACTATACCGGAATTAACGACAACCATTTTACCACTATTACTACCAATAATGCCATTAATAGAAACAAATCCGGATTTGGCGCCAGAAATTTTACAAACAGTAATACCACTAATTATAATGAATCTGGAGCCGAGTTGTACACGAAAGAAATAGGTGAGCGACTTAATTCCGTAGGCGTTAGCCGAAGGAATTTGACTTAACTCCGACTTTGCAAAGCAACCAGAGGAAGAAGCCGAAGTTTTCCGTTTTCCTCCATTATAATACAAATATTATACTGTAAATTAATAATGTAATATACAAGAGCACGACAAAGAGCATAAGATGGGTTAAACTTCGGAATTTTAGTAATAGTTTATATTATATGTTATGTTCTTGTTTTAAGCCAAGTGTTTTGGAGCAAAATGTAATGCCATTGTGGAGCGAGCCGGAGATGTTGCGTAGCAACTTTCTGAATGTAGTAGGTGAGCTTCCTACGGTAATGAACTCTATTGAAATAGAACCAATATCGCGAATAATCACAATAAATATGGAATTCACGCCCGCTATTTTACCGGTATTGATACCTTTAATCACAGTAAACTCGGAATTGGCGACCAAAATTTTACCGACACTACTACCATTAGTCATCGTACATCCGGAATTGGCAACCGTCATTTTACAAAATTTTATACCAGTCATTTATACACTTCCGCAATTAGCACCCGTCGTTTTACCAACATTACTATTATTACTCGAAAAACATCCGAAATCGGCGCCAAAAATTTTACCGACATTGATTCGTCTAATAGAATTAAATCTGGAGCGAGCCGAATACCTTCGACGGCTACCTTCGGGTATACGGCTCGCTCCAAATGTAGTAGGCGAGCGACTGAGCTCGGCATTACAAGAGGAAGAAGCCGAAGGAGTTGGTAATATTGACGAAGATTGCGATTGAGAACATTCCAAAATGTGTAAATGTCTTTGTTTTTGAAGCTATCCGGGAATTATTAGGGAAGGTTCTCGAATATAATAAAAATGTCTAATATAATAATGGAAAATCCTTGTCATGAAATCATAGAATTGTTATTTTTAGGGAACGCAATGTCGGTAAATTCTCGGCAGTTTGATATGATTGTAAATTGCACGAAAGAATCCGAAGTGTCCTTTCCGACTAATTATGAAGCATTATGTGTTCGAATTTCTATAAAAGATGACCCCCAAGAATCCAACAAATTGTTATCGGATATAGATGAAACCAAAATATTGGAACAAATAGATTGGAATCTAAAAAATAAACGGTCGGTTTTAGTTCATTGTGTCATGGGTATACAGCGGTCTTGTGCTGTAGTTGCATGTTATCTAATAAAATATTATAAAATGACACCAGTTGAAGCAATTGCGTATATCAAATCGAAAAGACCGATTGCTTTTTTCGGAAATGTGAATTTATTACAAGCGATAGAAGATTTTTACAGAAAATGTATATGAATGTTCTCGAATTTGGAGCATTTCCGGGAACATTCGGGGAAGGTTCTCGAATGTTATATAATAATTTGTATTTTGTCTACAGAAATAATAATATTATTTATGAAAACCATATTTGGATAGATAAGATTATTCATATGAGTAGTTACGATTTGCATAAGGTGTACTGTAGTTGATTTATCAATATTTTTAACGAATCGGTAGTCGTGTAATAGCATGAAAAATTTATGAATGTCAGAATAAAAATCGATTATGTCTCTTTTATTTTCTTTTTGGAGCGAGCCGGAGATGTTGCGTAGCAACATCGTAGGTGAGCGACTGAACTCCGGAGACGAAGTCGTAGGAGTTTGGACTTCGCGCGTATTTTCAAAGTCCATAATCCACGTACGAACGCCGTTTGTTTCGACATTCGAAACCTCGCCAATCCCATCAAACAAATAATCAATCGAATTTTGTTTCGTTTTTTTCAGCAATACATTTCCGGGGTGAAAATCGCCGTGTAAATAACCAGTTACAAACGCGCTTATGTATGTCAGTAATGCGTGTTTTATACAACTGCGTAATACGTTTACATTTTCATTTGTCCAAGAATAAAACCCAATGCATCCCATTTCGAAATGGGGCATAACTATGATTTTCATTTGAGAACCTTCGCCGTTGCATAAATCGGTGCGTTTTTCGTTTGGATAATCTAAAAAGTTGTCATTACATTCGAAATAGCATATGAATTTTACAAATCCTTTCAATTTATACAATTTTTTCGAATATTCATATTCTTTTCGGATAGAATCATCGTCTCCGAGTTTCACGACGATATCTTTGTGTTTTTCCAATTTTGCCAACAGAATTATCGATTTATCAAAATCTTGCAAAGGCATTTTTAGTGTTTTTATGACATTTATCCAACCGTTCGTGGTTGGGTTTTGATTGTTTATTTTATCTTGACAGTAATTCAGATAATATTTGGGTGTTTCTTTTTGCAATGAAAAAGAATTCTTGGGCAGTTTCCGAATATTATAGGGTTTCGCGGACATGTTATACATAATAATATAGTATTTTTTATGTATATTCGAGAACATTTATATTTTTTCAAAAATCCCATCGTTCTGTGTGAAATGAAACCAATTTATTTTATCTTGATTTTTTTCCAAAAGATGCATTGCCGCCGAATTGATAGATAATTCATTCCAGTCGATTTTGTCAAGGTTTTGTTCTAATATATGTATCGCCGATGGATTTTCTGAGAGAGCACTCCACTCGATTTTATCCATATTTTGTTCAATAAGATGTATCGCAGAGGGATTCGATGAAATACTCCATTCGATAATGTGGGGATATTTTTCCATCAATGGAACCATGTATGGATAACTACATAATTCGTGCGACCCGCAGTATACACCACCCGGATTTTTTTCAAATAGTGTATATGCCACCGGATTATTGTTCAAATGCAGCTCCAAAAAATCTATTTTATTTACATTGTTTTTGAGAACATATATGGCATTTTCATTCGTTGACAAAATGTTCCAGTTTATTTTGTCTATGTTTTGTTCCAATAATGCAATCGCGTTGATATTGCCAGATAATCTATCCCAGTTTATTTTATTGAGGTTTTGTTCCAATAATGGAATAGCATTGATATTACCAGATAATCTATCCCAGTTTACTTTTTCAATGTTTTTTTCCAATAATGAAATCGCTCGGATATTGCCAGACAAAATGTTCCAGTTTACTTTTTCAATGTTTTTTTCCAATAGTGGAATAGCATGGATATTGCCAGATAATCTATCCCAGTTTATTTTATTGAGGTTTTGTTCAATGATATGAATCGCATCTGCATTACATGCAAGATAATCCCAATCTATGATTTCGGGATAAAGTTCAAGCGTATATATCGCCTTTGAATTTACAGTAAATAGTTCACCGATTAATTTATTTGGGTCTATCCACGGAAGTAATTTATATTTCGCGGACATGTTATACATATTATACATAATAATATAGTAATTTTTATATACATTCGAGAACATTCCAAAATGAGTAAATGTCATTGTTTTTGAAGCTATCCGGGGATTATTAGGGAAGGTTCTCGAATGTTATATAAAATTTTGTATTATTAAACCATATTAGAAAATAAATGTTTGTATACATAAACCAATATGATAAACGACATTCAAGTAATAGACAAACTGAATTTGCCGATAGAATTATCTAGCAAAATTATGTTACTTAGACAGCCACACGATTTTATCGCAGAATTAAAACAATTGAAAAAGCAATATTTTAAAGAATATATAAATTTCTGGGGCGATGATGATGAGGATATTGATGAGGATGATGTCGAAATTGATATTGATGATTTTACGTTGTTTGAAATATCTCTGTTAACTGCAGCAGCAGTAGACAATTCGATTATCAACACGAATATGCTGCATGATGTCGATTTTGATATTTACATGTATAAAATATATTTAGATTACCAGAACATATATGACAAATATGGATACGAAACCAAAATCCAGAATATCCCAGACCATATCATCGAAGAATATCTTCTGAAAAGAGAAGATAAATTACGGTATCAATGTCTTTTTGATGATTCGATTATGGATGATGAATGCATGTATCATGCAAAGTCTCTTTTATATTTTAGAAACGAATTTCGCATTCCAGAAGACCAGATAAAAAAATATATTGAACGAACCAGAAGACGAAAACAAATCGAACGCGATAATGATTATTTTGATAATTATTGAGAACATTTATGTAATAAATAAATGTTCTCAATTTTGGATACATTCCGGGAAATATTAGGTTCTCGAATATCGTTATTTTTTATTTTAAATGTCGAATTTAACAATACAGTTTTATTATTTTCACTAATTCCGTATTTTCTCCACGTTCAATTATATCAATACATTCTTCCATCGTATCTACTAATTTAACCAATTTATCATCAATATTTGTTTTATCCATATTTGTGTCTGGATTAAAACGGATAAATACCCATTTGCCGCTATGTATCATATAAAGGTCATCATAACGAATTTCCTCATCGGTTTTATCATATCCACGATGTCCAAATTCATCAGTTTCAATTGCCAAAATAGTATTGCCGATTAGTTTGCGATGGTCAATACGACGACGATGGGTGCAGTTACAATTACCAGTATACAATGGGGTATCGTGAATAAAGCCTTCAAAATTTGAGTTTATTGTATTTCTAACCATTATTTCTTTGGTATGAGCATATTTTTTTGCACTGCGAATATCACCTGGAAATAAATTAATAAAACAAAATTGGCAATACCCGTCGTATTTTTTTTGCACTTGCGTAAAACACCATTCGCTCTTACAAGTTTTATTTCTGATGTAAATCATTCCATCCAATTTGTGCACTGAACAATACAGCGCCTTTGTCTCACCATTGTTATTATATGATGCTCGAACGTTACATCCGGGATGAATACAAGTTTTACTTACGACATTCACCATATTTTCCAATTTGTGTACGGAACAATACAACGCTTTTGACTCACCTTCTTTGTTATATGATGGTTGAACTTTACATCCGGGATGAATACAAGTTTTAGTTACGACATTCACCATATTTTCCAATTTATGTACGGAACAATACAATACCTTTGTCTCACCTACGTTATTGTATAATGGTCGAACTTTACATCCGGGATGAATACATTTTTTACTCTGCACATCAACCATATTTTCCAATTTGTGTACGGAACAATATAGTCTCTTTGTCTCGCCTTCTTTGTTATATAATGGTTGAACTTTACATCCGGGATGAATACAAGTTTTACTTACGACATTCACCATATTTTCCGATTTATGTACAGAACAATACACTGCCGTTGTCTCACCATCTTTGTTATAATTTGATTGAACTTTACATCCGGGATGAATACAAGTTTTACTTACGACATTCACCATATTTTCCAATTTATGTACGGCACAATACCGCGCCGTTGTCTCACCTTCTTTGTTATAATTTGGTCGAACTTTACATCCGGGATGAATACATTTTTTATTTATAACATCAACCATATTTTCCAATTTGTGTACGGAACAATACAATGCCTTTGTCTCACCTTCTTTGTTATATGATGGTTGAACTTTACATCCGGGATGAATACATTTTTTATTTTTCACATCCACCATATTTTCCAATTTGTGCACTGAACAATACAATGCTTTTGTTTCGCCTTCTTTGTTATATGATGGTTGAACTTTACACCCCTCATTAATACACGGTCTATTATACCGTTTTTTATTAATGACAACACATAATTCATTTTTCATTCTATATAATTATACAAAGATATTATCTTTAATATTATTAACGCAAATAATATTAAAACGTCTAAATAGTTTCTTCTTTGAGTTTTTCTTTTCGTTTTTGGTATGCCTTTTTATTTATTTCTTTTCGTCGTTCTTTTGAAACTGTATCTTGTATTATATTTTTTTTTTTAATCAAAATTTCCTCTCTATGATTATCATAAAAAGTTTTGCTCCGTTTAGGTGCTGTATATTTTTTTAAATGTTCTTTTGTTTCAATTAATTCATTGGTTAATTTTTGTATTTGTTCTTCTAATAATTGATTTTTTGACAACAATTCATTATAATCCATTGTATTTATATATATTAGTATATTTTTAAATCATTTTTATATTTTTATTTTTGAAATGTAAACGTGTATCAATTTTGGATACATTCCGGGAGTTATTTTGCAGTGTTCTCAAACGATATACTTTTTCTCGTGTTAATTGTGTTGGTTAGTGGTTTTACTTTTTTAGCACAGCCGCGTTTATGCGCAGCCAAACTCTGTTTGCTACCCCCATCAAATGCATTACATAAGTCACAAGAAAAACATCGTGCTTTAATATATGCAAATTTCGGCTCAAGATATTTATCCAAATTGGGTAGTTTCAAATCATCAATTTGCACAGTTATTCTCTTCTGAAAATCCTTAACTAGGAGAACCATTGCGTCTTTCTGGTTAATAAACGCTTGATATTCCTCGTTGATTTCATTCAGTGTTTCTTGCGATATGCTATTGTTATTGTCCGTTGCGTTTAACTCTTGGATTTTGATATATAAATTATCAATAATATCTACAGCCAAACGTATTTTGTCCGCCGAATAGTCACAATGTTGAATATATACGAGAACGTTACCTTTGTTGATGTCAATTTGAAAATTATTCTTAAATGAAATTCCAGAATACTGCGAGATGAATATTCCACTCATGTTCTGCACTTCAATATCTCGGATAAATTTCCCGATTTCATTAGCATCAATGTTGTTAGAATATTCTTTGTTTTCCACCAGTATCGTTG